CAAAAAAGGATTAATATGTACGAAATTTGGGATGGTGAATTGTTCTTGTACGCTGTGGACACTGTGTACGAAGCCGATGAACAAGCCGAAGCAGGCTTTACAGTTAAAGAAATCAATTTGAATTGATAAGTTTTTCGGGCATTGGTTGGCTCCGGCCCGAATTTTCAACAGGTACCCTTAAAAAAGGTACCTGTTTTTTGACTTTTGTAGCACAAGAATATATACTAGAACAATGCAACATCTTGTTATTGTGCTGGGCCAGCATGATCCTTTAACTTTGACATTCAAAATACGCAACACACCAGTGGCTGAATTATGGCTGGAAAGAATGCAGTGTCGTGATCCGTATCCCTTGGATCACCCTGATCGATTTTACGGATTCGATACACCTGAGCAAGAACAGACCCGTGCAGTACTTATAATTCAGCAGTGTATTGATACAATCAATTCTCATTCCAAAATCATTTTGCAGCCATTTGAGTACACACAGGATTGTTTGAATTATTTGCACAACGTATTTGAAAGATACCACGGTCTATTAAATCAACAACACACTGAATACTGGCACTCGGCACCTGTAGCAGTACAGCAGGCTCTAGCCGATTTAAATATTGCAGTACATCGCTGCGAAACAGCCATATCACCATCAAATCCCAGACTAGTGTGTACCTGGTTTGGCATGCCCAAAACAAAGCAATTGACACCTGAGCTGCAACGCACTTACGGTACTGCAAACATTGAGTTTGGTACAGTGTATTTGAATTACTGTGAGATTGGCAAGACCGCGGAAGACTTGGCTCACGACAACGATAAGTACATTGCTGACGAAGCATTTCGGCCATTTGATCACTACAGTGCCGACTTCAATGTTCAATTTTGTAGGCGCAGTTTGCTTGACAAGTATTCCGACATTGAAAATTATATTCAGCAGCATCGGGACTTTTTTCTTGCACACGGCATAGAAAATGTGTATAATATAAAAGCACAACCCTTGCGTTTTCCTGTAGCTGATCTAGAGTACAGTGGCAGCAAAAACGATTTACTACAAAATATTGCACGGCGACAGCATGTGCAGCACGTTATTATACAATGAAACAAGCAACCATAGTTATTAAAGATGAAGTCAATATCAAGATTGAGGGCTTGGATATTGACTGTAGAAAGAAACTGGTCAACACATTCAAATACGAAATACCTGGAGCAAGATATCAGCCTGCTGTGCGACTGGGTCGGTGGGATGGCAAAGTAGCTTACTTTCAATTGGGCGGATCCAGCTATATCAATCTCTTGCCCGAGATAATTCCTATTCTAGAACAATATGATTATGATATTGAACTGGATGACCAGCGTGATTATTCCACTGTGTTTGATTTTGCGCAGGTAGCAGAAGATTCATTTGCACACAAAACTTGGCCTGTGGGGCATCCTGCCGTGGGTCAACCCATCTTGTTGCGTGACTATCAAGTGGAGATTGTAAACAACTACCTGCAGAATCCACAGTGCATACAAGAAGTGGCCACAGGTGCAGGAAAGACCTTGATGACTGCTGCGCTATCTAAAAGCGTGGAAGCATATGGTCGCAGTATCATTATCGTACCCAACAAGAGCTTGGTAACACAAACAGAAAAAGACTATGTCAATCTAGGCCTGGATGTAGGCGTGTACTTTGGTGATCGAAAAGACTACAACCGAACACACACCATATGCACATGGCAAAGTCTAAACAACATGATGAAGAAAACCAAGTCGGGCGAAGCCGAAGTGGACATTCAGGACTTTATCGAAGGCGTGGTTTGTGTGATTGTGGACGAAGTACACATGGCTAAAGCAGATGCCTTAAAGACCTTGCTTACAGGTGTGATGGCTAGAGTGCCAATTCGATGGGGGTTGACAGGAACTGTGCCCAAAGAAAAGTTTGAAAGCCAAAGTTTACTGGTGAGTCTGGGCCCGGTTATCAGCAAGCTCAGTGCCAGCGAACTGCAAGATCGTGGAGTGCTGGCACAGTGCCATGTGAATATTGTGCAACTGATAGACCATGTGGAATACAGCAACTATCAAAGCGAGTTAAAATATCTGCTGGAAGAGTCGGGCAGATTAGACACCATAGCAGATCTTGTGCGTCGAGTAAATGAAACTGGCAACACATTAGTGCTAGTTGACCGCACAGAGTGTGGTAGACAACTGGTAGCACGGTTAGGAGAAAAAGCTGTGTTTGTGTCTGGAGCGACAAAGGGAACAAAGAGGCAAGAAGAATATGACGAAGTGGCAGACTCTGTAGACAAGATTATTGTGGCCACTTATGGTGTGGCTGCTGTGGGTATCAACATACCAAGAATCTTTAATCTTGTGCTGATTGAACCGGGCAAATCATTTGTTAGAGTTATCCAATCAATTGGACGTGGTATTCGCAAAGCCGAAGACAAGGATCATGTGCAGATTTGGGATATCACAAGCACATGCAAATTCGCTAAACGCCATTTAACCAAACGCAAAGTTTTTTATAAAGAAGCCAACTATCCATTCACAGCAGAAAAGCTGGACTGGATGAAAATAGCTTGACATTCATCATTAAACCCTGTATTATAATACTATGCGAATTTTAACACTTGACAACACTTATTACGATCTTGACCATTTGCCCGAAGAAGTAGATGATATGAGATTTGCAATCTTGGACAACAGCAATCCTCAAGATCCTGATTATCATTTTATTCCCTTGATCTTTTTAGAGAGCTTTAACGCTCCTGCTCTGGTGCTGCGTATTGGAAACGCTACTATCAAAATGCCCATGGACTGGCAAATTCTAATTGGCGAACCTGATGTAGGCGATCTAGAAGTGCTGCCATTAACCAGCATCAATGATCGTGGCTTCAAGGTGTTTCAATTTAATCCGCTCACCAGCTACCGGCCCAGTTTTCCGGACATTGAAATCCTGGATGTATATCATGAAGTAAACTGGTATGCACCCAAACTAAAGAATGGGCAAATGCTGGCCGTGCCCTTAAACGACGATGCTGAACCCGACTGTGTGTACTTTGTGAAAGATGTCAGTCGTAACTGCGAAATTGTAGACTACAATAAAGCATGGTAGGCTAGATAATGTACACAGAACCACAGTTGTTTGAAACTCTTGCTCGCTTGGCCAGGATCTATGCAGAAAGCTACCCAGACGATCGTGAAGGACTAGAACGATTCCTGCACTGGGCACATGCACAATATGGCTACACTTATGGGCCAGCTTAACCCTGGTGCTAGTTACATTTACGAGCGAAATGGTGATACTGTATTTCGCCGAGAAGTAGGCCAGACTGAACGAGAAGTAGTGGGCTACGATCATCGAACTTCAGACGGCAGACCGCTAGTCGACCATATTCGTGAAGATAAACTTTGGGGTGAGATCAGGCGTGCTGCTAAAACCAATCCTGCTTTACAAGAAGCCCTAGATCGTGTTATAATCATTTATCAACTGAGCAAACCAACATGAGTGATAAACTAAACATTGGCAACGAGATGCGACAGCTGGATCTCAAAAATAGAGCCTTTTATGACAGCTTGGATGCAGATGAACGCAAGAAGTTCAGCACCTTTTTAATGATCCGCTGGAGCAGTGCTGTAGAAGGATCTAGAGAGCTGCAAGAGTATTATGTGCAAAGTGCCAATCACTATGTGAACAAGCACTTCTTTACACTGAGCAAACACCCCAAACTGCAATGGTTGTGCGCCACTGCTGCAAGTCCAGGCATGGGTGCGTTAAGACATAACTGGATTGCACCCAAAAAGAAAGAAGCTGGTGCCAGCACCAAACGCAAAGCACTTGCAGCCATGTTTCCGCACTACAAAGAAGACGAGCTTGATGTCATGATGCAAGTGGTCTCACAAAAAGAAATTGACTCTTACAACAAGTCTGCCGGCAATGATAAAAAATGATTCAGCAACTGGGTAGCATTTGACACAGTACATTAAAGATAGTAAACTACTAGCATGACATTCGCATGTGCTTACTGCAAGAAAACTTTTGTAAAAGAAACTTCCATTGAGGTGCATGCTTGTGAGCCCAAACGGCGTGCGCTGCAAAAGGATGAGCCTGGTGTAAGGCTTGGGTTTCAGGCCTACTTGAGATTTTACGAAACCATGCAAGGATCAGCTCGTAACAAAACCTACAATGACTTTGCTGGTTCAGCCTACTACAAGGCCTTTGTGAAGTTTGGACGCTACTGTGTGGACACCCGCACAATCAATCCTGCACAGTTCATGCTGTGGCTGCTAAAAGCACAAAAAAAGATTGACTACTGGTGTTCAGACAAAGTCTACACAGAATACTTGCTGTACTACCTGCAGGTAGAAGCAGTGGATGATGCACTGGCACGAGCAATTGAATACAGCATGACCTGGGAAGAAAACACAGGCCATCCTGCACATGACTGTTTGCGTTACGGCAACACCAATGCAATATGTTATGCTGTTACATCGGGACGAGTAAGTCCCTGGGTGATTTATAACAGTGAATCAGGACAGAAGTTTTTAAGCAGTCTAGATCCTACACAAGTGGCCATGATATGGAGTTACATTGACAGTGATGCATGGCAAAAACGCTTTAGAGATCATCCCGAAGATCAAGCATATGCACAAGAAATTTTAACCAAAGCAGGATGGTAACATGATTAAAACTATTATGAATGGGGCAGGAATAAATGTCAGTAACGGCATTCACTCAACACTCTATATAGACATGACTCGACCCAGTGCCGGCATGGTCCGATACAACGGTAATAATTTTGAAGTTTATGACGGCAACTCTTGGATAATAATTCCTAGTGGAGATGCCCAAGTCAGTCTTGATGGTGTGACCCTGGAATCTTTGCAATGGGTTCGTCGCAAAATGACAGAAGAAAAACACCTGGAAGAATTGGCAAAAAGTCATCCTAGTGTGGCCGATGCAGTAGCAGCAGTGGCTCAGGCACAAGAGCAAGTGGCTATTGTAGCAGCACTGGTACAACAATGAGTGCAGACATTGACATTGCTCTCTGAAAAACTTATATTGTTTACGTTACTGATAAATAATATTATGAAAAACATTAGCCCGACTACCCTTTATGTGAAACAACACAATAAAACGGGCCTAAAATATTTTGGTAAAACAATTCAACGTAATCCTGAAAAATATAAAGGTTCGGGCTTATATTGGGAAGAACATTTGAAAATACACGGTCATGATATCTCAACTGTGTGGACTAAAACTTTTGATAACAAACAACAGTTAACTGAGTTTGCTATTAAATTTTCTGAAGAAAATAATATTGTTAATTCAAATGAATGGGCAAATCTTAAACCCGAAAATGGGTTAGATGGTGCTACGCCCGGCCACACTTACGGTAAAGCAAACAAAGGTAAAAAACTTGGGCCGCTGTCAAACTCGCATAGGGCAAACGTATCGGCTGGATTAAAAGGAAATACTAATGCAAAAGGATTAGCAGGCTACACACAATCTCAAGACCATATTAATAAACGAATGAAAGCCCACCGGGGAATTAAAAAAGGACCGCAAACAGCAGAGCACATTACAAGCAGATTTGAAAAGAAACAATGTGAATATTGTAAGGCATACTTTTCTCCAACTAACTTTAGTCGCTGGCACGGCAACAAATGTAAAAACAAATGAAAAAAGCAGACATAGATATAGATCTGGCAGATAGAGATAAGTTACTAACACTGATTAATATAACTGCGGCAATGCAAAAGGTGAACGGACAAGTTAGAAAGCATAATAGCGGAGTTTATCCCACTGACATTCCGCGGGATGCGGTCAACGGATATGCCGCACTAGATTACGAATCTGCAGAGCAACGCGGCTACTTCAAGATCGACTTGTTGAATATGAGTGTTTACAATCTGGTACAAAGTCCTGCACACTACGAAACTTTGCTGGCACAAGAGCCCGACTGGGCACGCCTTGGCACAGATCGTGCTTGGGCCAGTCAACTAGTACACGTGGGAAACTATGCGGACCTGCTGCGAGAAATGAAGCCAGATTCAATCCCTAGAATGGCTGCATTTATCAGCATTATTAGGCCGGGCAAAGCACACCTACAAGGACAACCTTGGGATCAAGTGTTTGCTGAAGTCTGGAACGGGGATGATTCACGTGGTTACACCTTTAAGCGTAGTCATTCTATCTCCTATGCTGCCTTGGTAGCATTGCACATGAATTTACTCAATACGCCTGACCAAGGTAATTGATTTTCGCTTGGATTTTTTGCGGGCAATGTCCATGAGGCTACAGATGGGACCGTGTAAAATTTCCAGGTCCTTGTTGGCAAATGTTCTCAAAGTAACACGAAATTGATCCCATTCTTTGCGCAGGAAAATGTTTATAGGAATGCTTCTGTTGCTTTCCCACCACCATGTGCCGGCCAGTTCCAAAAATAACATCTTGTCAACTTGATCTATCACTGATCCAAAGTCGTAAATAGTTGTCACAATGTCATCTCGATTCTGTACCACTCCCACATACTCTTGATTTGCATACATGCACAAGGTAATGAAGGGGTACTTTTCCGTCAGTTTTTCAAATATGTTATTGCCCATCAGGGTTATTTATTAGCAGCTAAATAGAGTAATGTATTCCACCACCGTTTATCTTTACCAACAAATTACCCGAGTGTTATTGG